ACATTAACCCAATAATAGATGAGAACGAGGTGTTTGGCGACAAAGCGATCAATCCAATAACGATTACCACCCATGCTCTCCATATAGACAAGATGTTCTGTTTCATTTACCGATTGATTAAAATGTTCCTTCATTAGATATAGGTGATCAGGACCTCGCAATCCCATACTTTCTCTCAAATGTAATACACTCAAGAAAGCAAAATAGGGTGCCCGAGCTATTTCCTCAAGCACCCAAAAACGCTGATAGTCTCTACCCTTGTAGAGAAAGTCTAAGATTGCAACAGTGAAGTTTAAAACGACAATGTTGATTGTTTTCATTTTACGTGTACTGTACCGATCATGCCAGCACCTTTATGAGGACCACAGAAGAATGTATAGTCTCCTGCTTCAGGAAACTCAACATCAAACTCTTCACCAGGCATCATAGCAAGTGCATCGTGTCCTAACTCATCATGATCTTCTACAAGAACATTATGAGGTGGTAGCATGTTGTTTACAAAATGAATAGATTCACCTGCGTTAATTGTAACTTCAGAAGGTTCAAAAACTAAACCTCCATCGTATCCCATTTGAACATCCACTGCCCATGCAGGTAGGGCGAGAAATAATGTAGCCAGAAATGCAAAAATAAATTTCATACTCGTTTTCTTTTTCTTCTAGAAGAGATAAGGTAAATAATACCAAGGGTGATACCCACTGTTGTACCAAATGTAACTAACAATGTTGGGTCATACACCACCTCTGGTTGGGGTTCCCATGTGCCAGGTAATGTATACACCGATGGGTGAGATGCAAAAAATAAATTCATTAATTAATCCTCAGAATACTGATCTTGATAAACCTTGAGTTTATTGATCAAAGCTTCATATTGTTCCCACATCCATTCACTACCTGTCTGATCTTGGTAGACCCTACAAGCAGTAATACAACGTAGTATATCGTTGTCGTTAAGACGCATATCCAAATCAAAACTCATATACTAATTATAGTTAAACATGCCAGTATTGACACATTTTAACAACAATTTATAAGTTATGTTAGCAATTCCAAGCTCTTAGTGATTTGTTGATCCTACTATCAGGATCGCTGGCAGTTTTCTTTGAAGTTAATTTCTTTTTCATTCCTTTCATTCTAGCACAAAAGGATGCCCTACGGGGATTTCCAACCTTCTTGCTTGGTGCTTTAAGGTCAGATCCAGGATTTGCTCTCTCGTAAGACTTCCTTCCTTTCTCGTTAAGTCCACCTTCTTTGTTTTTGCCAGCCTTCTTTGTCCAGGCTGCACCTTCTAAAATTCCGTTATCCTGCTCACTGGCAGACTCAGCGAGTCTTTTAAATTCTTTGTAGTCTATCATAAAGATACCATGACAGGGTATACGAATCTATTTAGCGTTTTCCACCGCCCATTTGCTTTAACATCTTCTGTAGTTCTGATGTAGAACCTACAAACATAGCGTTATTAGTGACTTTTGAAGGACCTTTCTTTTCTTCATCTAGGTCTTTCATGTTCTTGTGTAACGCTTGTAATTTCTCTGTCATGTCTGCAACGTGCTTCATTGCTGCTACAGCAACTTCATATGCTCTAGGGTGACCACTCTCCTGTGCCACCTCTAAGGCACCTCTGACCGCCTCCTGACCCTGATCTATGAGTGAGTATAATTCACCACGAGTATATTCGTAGTCCTTTTGCTGATCATCCTTATCTGTTTTAGGACCTGCAGGTTTGACTGGTTCTGCTGGAACATCAACACTGATGTTCAGCATATCTTCCATGTTTTCTTCTAGGCTACTCATAAGAATTCAATTCCTTCATTAAATCCAAAATCATCACCAGCATCAACTAATGCATCATCATTTACATCAATGACACCATCTGTGTTGATATCAGTTTTTGCTTTTGGTGTATATGTTCTGGTAATAGTTCTACGATTAACTGCTCTATCACCAAGTGTTTCGTGAATGATTGCTTTCTTGATGACATCTGATGTGTTGTAAGGACCGTATAGATAAGACTTCATTGTGAAGTTTAAAGTATAGATGATATATCTACGCTCATAGAAACTATCGTCCCACTCATCTTCATATCCAACATTATTCAGAACTACAGCGATATCTCTTTTCTCATTCATGTCTGGAATCATGTTAAGAGTGAGACTAAATGATGGTTGGAAGTATGGTAGTATCTGCTCGGTGATTTGTAGAGCATCGTCTTGTGACTTAGCAATTACACCAAGTTCAAATGATAGATTGTATGGTACAGGAACATACTGTACTCTTACCTCACCACCATTATTATCAATAATAGTTTTATATTTCTGTATAGGAGATGTCTTGCGAGTAGGATCGTAATCAATACTTGTCATCTCAAAATAGAGACGAGGTAATGTGATCGCTACTTTTCTATTAGATGCGTTCTCTTCTAGTCTTACAATAAATTTTTGCTTAGGACCATATGCCAGAGGTACTTTCATTTCCTCTAGTACAGTTCCGTCACTTGGATCTGTGCTCTTCATTGTAATATTATTGAAGAGAGTTCCAAATGCTACGATGTTCTTGCGAACAATCTGATTGTAGAAATGATTACCTAACATTAGATACTACCTGTAAAATTACCAAATTCACCAAATGGATTTCCTTCAGTCCAATCCACTATATTATCAGCATCATCTTCAATCGCTCTGTTCTGATCGTAGCTGCTGTTGACATTATTTAGAGTGTCAAATGTTTCAGGACTCCACTTAGCACCTGAAGTTAAACCAGTGATCACCTCAGCAGTGGTGAATGTTCCTGTTCTATTAATAACTTGGAGTGATCTGGTTGCTGAATCCCAAGATTTGACTTCTGCTCTATTGTCCTTAGGTGAGTAGTCAATAGTGACAGTAGGAGCAGATGTGAACCCAGAACCGCCACTAGTGATAGTAATGCCATTGACAATACCAGTAGAGCTAACCGTTGCAGTAGCTGTTGCACCTGTACCACCTCCTCCAGTGATAGTTACTGATGGTGGTGTAGCAACTTTATAATGTGCTCCACCATCTGTGATTGTAATACCTGATACAGCATCACCTGTAATAGCAGATGTTGCCTTTGCTAAGAACTCATCTCCAACAACTTCTTCACCTACAGTGAAATCTCCTGAACCGCCAGGATCCATGACTAACTTAATAGCATTGTCAAAGAGTTGTTCAACTGCATCAATCTCTGCAACACCAGTATCAAAGTCGTCTTGACCAACCTCGTAGATCTCAGCAGTAATAGCATAGAACTGGATCTTACCAAACTGGAAGAATGGTTCTTCTTTTCCTACAAATTTAATTTCGTAAATATCTTGTGTTAATGGGAAGTATAATAAGTCTCCCTCATTAGGTCTACTGGTAACAGTAAGATTAGGATTATGTTCAGCTACCTCTTCATCCCAGCGTCTAGTAGAGACACGGAATATAATTTCATCTGTAATTCTTAAACCGAACTTGGAGATGAACTCAGCGTTATCACCAAAACCCATGACGTTCTGCAACAGCATTTCAATCTGGAATTGTTCTTGATACTTGGAGTATCTAACTTCATCCAAAGTGCTGTCTTGAAGAACTATCCTAGGGATATAGTATACGTCTGAACCAAACAATTTGATTTGCTCATCCACAAGATCCTGAACGAGACCTTGTTCGCCACTGTGACCTGAATAGTAAGTTGGAAAATAGGGACTGGTAGGCATTTTATCCGATCATATCCATTGGTGGGATTGCGTACTTGCTAAGAACTTCAGATTCAATTTTCTCAATTTCTGCAAGTGCGTCTGTGTAGATTTCTCTACCGTTAAGTGTAACTCCGCCAGGCAATTGAACATTGTTATACTTAATCAAATTCATACCCCACTGTCTCTTCATAAGAGATGTGGCATATTTTTTAACAAAAACATCATTGTTCATTTGTGTAGCTTCCGTAGGATCAATGAGACGATGACATTCAACAAGAACATTAGTTCCTGCTTGAAGAAAGTCTTTATCTATATCAAGGTATAGACGATCATTACGTGCTGTAAATCTAAACTGTTGGAAAGATCCA